AGACTTTAAAGAACCTATTAGAAAACAGTATAAAACTAAACCTAAAAAGGAAGTAAATTATACATCAAACAAAGCTCTTAACAAGGTACTAAATGAAACCGTTGGTGGAGTTCCACAGGGAGAAGCTGGAGCATCACAAGTTGGAGGATATGAGGATTATCCTACTTTAAGTGGTGAGGTATTTGATTCGAGTAAAATAAATGATGTTTTGGTGGGTTCAACTGCAGGAGCACCAACTTCTGAAGTCGTAAAACAGAAGAAACGAGATATAGGAGCAGTTCAAACTATTAAGAATGCTAGAGTAAATGTTGATCAAGTTCCAGACCATGTACAAAATGCATTAACAAAAGATTATTCAGCAGTCATGAAGGCGATTGATAAAAAGAAATCTGGTGAAGGATTTCGTCCATAGTGAGGTGAGTTATGGCATTAGATAAACAGTTTTTAAAATATAAACTTGAAAAAATTAAGAATGATAGAATTTGGAAAGACCAAGATGCGGAAACGAAGCGTCGAATACGAAAAGACAACGCTAAAATGGCACAAGAAGAGGCTGATGCGATTCATTCTTATTTAACAGGTGAAGATCCAATAGATGCATTTGATAATAAATCTTTTTTAGAACATAACTTACCAGGTAATTTTTTTATAACCGATAAGGGACAATTAAATGTATTTCAAGTTGAAGGAGCTGGTACTAAAAAATCAAGACTTATGTCTCTGTTACGGAAACATAGAAGTTTTGGTGGAGCGAATCAAGACACTCGTAAAAAATTAAGAATTATTAAAAGGATTTTTGATAGTTTAAATATTATTTTTAAACGAGATAGAATTTCCATAAAGGGTGATTTAGAAATAGAAGGTGATTTATTATTTAAAAGCGAAACCGGAAAACCAACATTGAGTTTAACACCCAGTGGATATGTAGAATTAACAGGAGGTTTACTTTTACAATGGGGAACTGGAACTTCTACATCAGATGATGGAGAATATTTTGATTTTCCAGTAGCATTTCCTAATGAGTGTTTCAATGTTGTTACACAGAGGACGAATGGAGACGCACAAGATATCCTTCCTGTTCAGAATATCACAGCGACTAATTTTGAGATTAATAGAAATTCAGATATTGATGGATCTGAAGGTTTTTATTATCAGGCAATAGGACATTAAGGAGAATATAAATGGGAGCAAGAGAAAAAGATTTAAATCCAGATACTTTTATTGGATTAAAACTTCCATTGGGATATTCAGATTCAGGATATTTCAAACAAACTACAACTACACTTCAACAAGCAAAATATAATATCCTAAATTTGTTAAAAACGATTCCTGGCGAAAGACTTGGCCAACCACTATTTGGATCAAAATTACATCAATTATTATTTGAACCCATGAATGATGACTTTACTGAAGTGGTGGAGGAATCCATTAGAAGTTCTATGGAAACTTGGTTACCATATATAAACATTAAAAAGATAAAAGTTGCAATACCAAATTATAATGTGAATAGAGTAAATATAGATGTAGATTTTGGATTGTCATTTGAGCCTGATAGATTTGAATCCATAACAGTGAGTTTTGATCAATTTGAATCATCTATTAAAGAATAACGGAGAAAGTAAATGGCTACAAAAGGATTAAGTAGAGATGTAAAATATTTAAACAGAGATTTCTCTGCATATAGAGATGGTTTAATAGAATTTGCAAAAACATATTTCCCAAACACATATAATGATTTTAATGAATCAGATCCAGGTATGATGTTCATTGAAATGGCATCATATGTTGGTGATACTTTATCCTATTATATGGATGAACAATTTAAAGAAAGTATGTTAGCTTTTGCAGAAGAAAAGAAAACCATATATGAAATAGCACAAGGGTATGGGTATAAACCAAAACAGGCTTCTCCATCATCTGTAACACTCGATGTTTTTCAAACAGTACCTGCAGCGGGATCGGGTGATAATGCAGTACCTGATGAAGATTATTGTGTTGTAATTCCAGCTGGAATGCAGGCCACATCAGATAATGGAACAGTTTTTAGAACATTAGGTGAGGTGATTTTTAGTGATTCAAGTTCATTAAGTCCTAGAAAAGATTCTCCATTTGAATCATATGAAAATAATATTACAAAGTTTTTGTTGAAGAAACAAGTAACGGCAGTTAGTGGGACAACTACTACTGAATATATAAACTTTGCAGCGGCAGAAAAATATAGAAGAGTTGCACTTACAAATTCTCCTGTTTTAGAAATAATTTCAGTAACAGATAGTGATGGAAATATTTGGTACGAAGTTCCATTTTTAGCACAAGATACGGTATATGCAGATTTTCAGAATACAGAAAATAATTCACCTGATTTAGTTAATGGTAGAAATTTTGCACCATTTTTATTAAAACTTGTAAAAACATCTAAACGATTTAAAACTTTTATTAGAACCGATGGTAGAACTGAAATGAGATTTGGTTCTGGAGTAGCAGCAGGTGCTGATGAAGAAATTATTCCAAATCCAACTAGTGTTGGTTCTAATTTACCAGGAACACCCACCTTTCTTGATACAGCTTTCGATCCAGCAAACTTTTTAAATACAGAAACCTATGGTCAATGTCCAACTAATACAACACTTACAATTAAATATTCTTATGGTGGTGGACTCGATGATAATGTAGCATCTAATAGTATTACGAATATTACTTCATTACAATCTGAATTTGATAGTTCTTATGTTTTAGATGATGATATAAAAACAATTACTCAAAGGTCTGTAGCAGCAACAAATCCATATCCAGCAACTGGAGGAAGTGGAGCAGAAACTCTTGAGAATGTTAAAGTAAATGCGGCAGCATATTTTCAGGCACAAAGTCGGGCAGTAACTAAGGATGATTATATAACTCGTGTTTATTCGTTACCACCTAAATATGGTAATATAGCAAAAGTTTATATTATACAAGATGAACAAGTTGCAGCCGTAGGAGAAAATGAAGCAGATGATAATTCATCAGCCGGAAAGACCACAGCGAATCCATTTGCATTAAATATGTTTATGTTAGGATTCGATGGATCTAAAAAATTATCTAGATTAAACCAAGCTGTAAAAGAAAATATAAAAGTTTATTTAAGTCAGTATAGAATGATGACTGATGCAGTTCAATTAAAAGATGCGTGGATATGTAATGTTAGTGTTGATTTTGCTATACTTACTAAGAGGGGGTATAATAAAAATGAAGTATTATTAAAATGTGTTGATAAATTAAAATTATATTTTAATACAGAAAAGTGGCAGATAAATCAACCTATAGTTTTAGCTGATGTAGCATCTGAATTATTGAGTGTAGAAGGAGTAGCTACTGTAGTTAAACCCCGAGAAGATAGAGATGAATTGATTATAGTTAATAACAAGTGGGGGTCAGCACAAGGATATTCTAATAATATATATGATGTTGGAAGTGCAACTTTTAATGGAGTAGTCTATCCAGCCGTTGACCCATCAATTTTTGAAGTTAAATATCCTGATACAGATATTCGGGGTAGAGTATTGGGAGACATCTAATGCATTATTTTGAGTACGCAACAAAAGACACAACATTATATGAATCAAGTGCAAGTATGAATACTGGACTTGATGAAATTCTTGAGATTAGAAAAGATATGAATGAAGATGCATCCGTTGTAAATGTTTCACGGGCACTTATTAAATTTGATTTAACTTATATTTCTCAGTCTGTTTCATCAGGATTAATTCCATCAGGGTCGAGTACAAGATATTATTTAAATTTATATGATGCCAATTCAACACAATTAAATATATCACAAACTTTATATGGATATCCAGTAAGTCAATCTTGGGAAATGGGTTCAGGAAGATTGGATAGTGCACCAAGGATTACAGATGGGGCAAGTTGGAGATATAGAGATAATGATGAGGATGAAACTCCTTGGTTTGGAACTTATAATTCACTTCAAGGAAATACTTTTGCAAGTGGAACTTTAACTATATCAGATGGAGATTTTCATAATCAAGAAGTTACTATTGGTGGAGTGGATTTTGTATTTGTAAGTGGTTCAACTTCTGTATTTGATAATAGTTCAGCAGAAATATTTGTAACATCAGGTTCAACTACTGGTAGTTCTGTTACAAGTTTGAGAGATGTTATTAATAATAGTAGTTCATTACATTCCTTACCTATCTCTGCTAGTGTAGTTGGTAGTAATCCAGATTATTTAATTTTATCTGGAAGTTCTGCAGGAAC